AACGGACTTAGCAGTGAAGTATCTGGCATCAGACGGCCCTCATGTAATCCTTACGGTTGATTAGTTCGACACGCAAGCGAAGCAGTCCTTCCTTGTAGTCTCGATCAGCAAGCTGCGCGAATTGAATATCAGAACGAAGCATGTGGGTGTAGTAACGAGCGCGGTTGACGATGACATCGTGAAAGCGTTCAGGTATGACAGATACGTCAGTGTTGTTGACCAAATCTGATGTGGTCTGATAGTAGTAATACCTGACTGTATACGTTGATACATCAGGCACCGGAGACAGACCAATCTTTTGATCAGGCGTCTTGTAGACAAACTCGGGCAACGCACGAGACCCTGTGTCGGGATTAGTGTCTGCCTCGTTTCGCCGCTCCAGATACTCGTTGAATGACAGGTACTTCAGTTGTTTTTCCGCCGTGGATGCGGACTCTTGTACAGTAAAACTATCATAGTCAACAGTCTTTGCATCTGACTCTCGGGAATACTCTCCTGTTCCCGCAGTAGTCGTAAAAGACTGACTAACAACAGTAAACGGCCACTCAACTTCGGAGTTGATAATGTCTCGCTGTGACTTGTTGATAAAGTCTTTGACTGACGTTTGGATACCGCGTGTCGAAGAAACTGTGGTAATTTCCACTTCATTGATCTCTCGTAACACAGCATTGATAAGTTCTAGAAATGTCATCTATCGTACCTTGCGATATGCGCGGGTCTTCTTTGCTATCTTCTTCGGTTGCCTAGCAACCTGTTTACCCGCCTTCGTGGCCTTACGCTTCGCGCGAGTCGTAGCAGCGTATTCTTTCGCGGAAAGCGCCTTAATAGCTTTTTCCGGTAGATATCTTTCCCCGGTAGCTTTCGGACCTTGTGTGGACGGCTTGCCACTTTTAGTGCGCCACTTCTGTTTAGTCCACGCTGTCAAAGAGCGTTGGCTCTTCTTCTTCGGCATCTGCCATCTCCATTGTAAGCGTAGCCAGTGCGGCTAGTTTGTCTTGGGCGTCTCCCCACTTCGTAAGTGCCGCATCCATCTCTTCCAAGAGACCCGGATGTTCACCGATGCCAACAGGACGATCAAGGTAAACTTGGAATACAAACTCTGCATCTGCCATCTCCGCCTGATACTTGTGCTGTAATGCCTGTATTGCTAACTTTTGCATTGTCATTCCTATTATAATTTACCTTCGTGACGTAGCAACAAAAGAACGAAACCTACAAGCACCGACAAAAGTCCGGATAAAATCGTAATGATCAGGGTCCAGTCTACAATTTTCTTACGGCGTTTCGCTGCTGCTATCTCTGCTTCTCTTCGTGCTGTCCGTGCCTTAGCTTGGAAGCGTTGCCAGTCACCCCACAAGCCGGGTCGTCCGGCGTATATCATAATCTGTTTCAGTTGTTCTTCTTGTTCCCGTATCTGTTCGAGGGCCATGAACTCTTCGAGGTCTGAGCCGCCACCCTTTCTCTGTGCCTTTCTCTGTAGCTGCTCTTTTGCACCCACAAAGTTGGCGATGGCCTTACCAGCACTGGCAATCTCCTTGCCATTCTGAACAGCACTTTTGATGACTTGGAAGGCTGCGTTGGCTGCAGCGAGTTCGGCTAACATTAATACACTCGTACGCTTTCATCGACTAATTTGGGTAGGCAGTATGCCGTCACCTTTTTCCCTTGTTTATGTAAAGTCTGTGCGTACCATACGCATTCATTCAAATCTCGGAAGTACATGTCACTACTGACTTGACGTTTGTCCTCTCCTGTGCCAAGAAAGACAAACAGGAGAAAGACGTGCTTCATCAGTCCTTGTAACCGCCTCCTGCTTTTTTGTAGGCTTGGGCTAACATCTGGGCTTTACGCGCCGACCACTGTCCGGGGCGTCCGCCTTTGCCACCGGCCTTGATGCGATTGAAGAGGCGCTTTCTCATTCCGGGCTTAGTGTAGTTGCCAGCTTCATTAACTCGACTCTTGCTCTTCTTTTTAGACTTCGACGGTTTGCGAGTTTTTCCAGCCCGGCCACCCGCCGCTTTCTCTTCGACACCCGTGATCTTGCCAGCGTTACGTGTTGCGTAGAAGACTTCTTCACCCTTGCGTCCCCCGTATGTACGTTTCATGGATTGCATGATTTTTTTACCTTTGTCTGTTAGGGGCATCACACCGGCTGCTTTCCAAAGGGCTTGATAGACTGTATGACTTTACCGGTGTACGTGTCGTCTTTCTTTTTATATCTGTCTATCAACTGTTGCATTTCTACTGCCTTAACACCATCATCCTCTACACCGATTTCAGCGCCGGGGAGAGCGCTACGAGAAGTAGTAAACGGACGGTTAGGTTTGTTCAATCTGCCAAATTTATCTCGCAGTCTTTCACGGTACTTCTGATCTCTCATTTTATTTCTGCGTTCTTGTTTTTCGAGAGTCTCCAGTTCTAACTCTCTTGCGCGATCCCGCTTATTTTTTTCGAACTCTTCTTTTTCCGATGACATCAAAATTCTCCATTCTTCATGGCGTCCGAAAGTTTCGTCGCCCGTGATTTGACCTGCCGCGCCCAACGCGAATCGAGCATTTCGACGGATGCGGTGTCGAAATCGCCTGCTTCGATAGCAGCCCACATCTTTTTGAATTTGCAGAGGCGTGGCACGCCCATATTGAATGCCATATCCATCACAATCAGTTGCCGCACAGCATCAAGATCGTACACACAGGGCTTGGCCCGTGTCAGTTCGTTCTCTACGATTGCGATGTCGTTTGAGGCGAGGTAATACGCATCCTCTTCTGTGATGCCATGTTCGTAGACAGCATCTATGGAGGGAATGTCCATGTAATCGAGTTCTTGTTTACTGATCCCCCGGTCTTTTAAATTCCGCCCGATACCTATAGTGTCGATGCCGAGAGTGTCCTTGTACACTGTAAGGACCAAGCCTTCGTGTACGCGAACCTTGTTTATGAATGTATTTATATCGTACTTCATTTTAGGAGTTATATTGTGTGCATTCATCATCACTTTGCCTCATGTCCCATCCAAACCGCAAACGCACCGGCCAGCGTTCCCGTCACCACACTTACAAGTGCTGCCTGTTGACTTGTCGGGTCCGGCAGTCCCATGAACCACTCCACCACGCGCCATGCTGAAATCGACATTCCCAGCATCATCAAACGGGGGAGTATCTTCCACTTCAGGATGCGCTCCATAGTGACTTCGGCCATGCTTACTTTTTCCCAAAGAACTTAGTAGCGCTACGAACGCCAAATGAGGCAGCAACGATAACCCCCAGAGAATACTGATACCATTGCGGCATAGCCTTGAGTTGCTCGAATCCATTAGCTACGACTCCCTCCATGCCCGGTATGAACGCAAGGATCAGGGGCACCGAAAATAAAATAACCAGCCACTCGTCTTTCCACGATGACTGGCTTCCGCGTGCCATTTCCAAGTCCCATTCGAGTTCTCCCGTAGCCTTCTTTTCCATGATAGTCGCTTCGGCTTTTGCCCGTGCGACTTTAGCTCCTGTCTCAGCTTTCGTC